TCTTTTTGTGCTTCAGGAAGTTTATCATTACATGTATCTATATTAATCATGTAAGGCTCTCCTGTCTCTGCTCTGGCATTTAACATTTGCCACCACAAGTCTCTAGCTTTTACAGTTCTTACTGCTTCTTTTGTCTTAGGGTCTATTAGTCTCCAATCTGCATCTTCTTTTACTGCATTAAGATAATCATTAGTTAGGTTGACTCCGTTATGTATATTTAAAGATTTTCTATTTATATCTCCACCAGATTCTTTTCTAACATTTATAAACTCTTCTATCTCAGGATGTGATATATCCATATAAGCAGCATAGCTTCCACGTCTTGTAGTGCCTTGATTAAAGGCTAGCATCTGTGAGTCTACTACATGGATGAAGGGAATACTTCCAGTAGAACGAGAGCCATGAGTAGTAGATATGCCGTTACTCCGAACATCCCCCCAATATCCACCAATCCCTCCACCTGAACTTGCAAGCCAAATATTTTCATCATAATGAGCAGAAAGACCATCCCTACTATCAGGTACATAATTAAGAAAACAACTGATAGGAAGCCCACGTGTCGTTCCCCCGTTGCTAAGAATAGGAGTGCTGAACATGAACCAACGAGAGGAACTATAAGTGTAAAGTCTCTGAGCCAGTTCAAAATCTGTTTCACCTTTGTAGGTTGCTCCGAAGACGGAGGCTCTTGCGAATGCTTCTTGTGCATGTGTTTCATTATCCCATAAATATCTATCTTTTAAAGTATCTAAACTAAATTTATCAAACTCTTTTTCTTTTTCATAGTCTATTACTATACCCAGATAGGGTTTCTTTCCAACTTTATCTTCTATCATTCTCCTTCCTTTGTATATATATTGCTATTATTGCGTAGTGTATTATCTTTAATAGCTCTTTTTCTTTTTCATCTTTCTTACCACATCTCATGGCATACTTCATTATATTACCAATACAAAAACCTTCACCGTGGCCAGCATCAATAATCATATCTGTTGCCTGATACTTACCTGCATAGTGTTGTTTATATGTATCAACAATGTAGTCTTCTACATCTTCTAGTATTTGTAGCTCATCAAATTTACTATCCATTAGAATTGTATTCCTGTATTTACTCCTAAACCTGAAGGAGCTTCTGTTTTCTTCTCTAGTAATAAAGTATAGTCTATATCTTCTAAACTATATCCTTTCTTTACTAAACCTTTAATTTTTTTCTGAACCCATTTCAAAGTCCAGGCAGATAAATATAAAGTCTTTGCATGAAAATAATGAGTTTGTTTAGGTATCATATTCATCATATCTTTTTTAACTTCACTATCTACAACAGGCTTCATTGTGTTTCTTTCTTCTTCAGATAATAACTCAAACCTTATCCAATCATATAACACTTGATAACTTTTTCTACGTATAGCTTTAACTTTGGTTGCATTCATAATGTTGATGAGTCGTAATTCTTAACTAACTTCCAATAGTTTAATAAACTGTTAAACATTTCTACATGTTTTATATGAGACTCCTTATCCCATATATGTCCTAATGCTAAATCTGTTTGCTGTCTGTCAACAAAAATAGAAACACGTTGAGGTTTATCAAAGCCACATCCTTGAGCATACGCAGATAATTGCATGCCGTGTTCATCATATACTAACCTAGCTGGGTCTTTACCTTCTAAACCATCTTTGGTTTTAAAGTCTACAAAGATACCAGACTTTGAATATAAATCTATCTTGCCACCATACCCTAATTCAGAACAGAAAGAATCTTCTGCAATCCATTCTTCTCCTGGAAAATGTTTATCTAAGACTTCTTTTACAGCTCTATAAGATTCGTTATCAGTCTTACCTTCAAATCCTTTTTCTATTAAGGCATGTATCTTAGTACCTTGGGCTGCTGCCGTCTGACCTATATCTCTTTGAGCCGTCTTACACCTGTAAATAAAGTCTGCATTATCTTCTTCTTCGCCTTGTTCTAACTCAATAGAAGCCTCCAGAGCTTTATTTATTTTCCAATTTTCTAATGAAGGCTTGGCTATAATATTAAGAACTGTAGTCACAGAGGGAACTAGGCCTTCTTTCTTGGCATCCCTGAGTGTAGTATTTCTTTCTTTACCGTTAGCACCAACTATGGTGTATGCTGGAGAACCTTCCCTATCATACCAATGTCCAGCTTCAGACGTGAACTTATTATTATACACTTGGGATTTAGATTTGTCGATAGACTCTTCATTTTTTGTTGACATTTTTTTCATCCTTTTCTAATTCTTCTTTAAATGCTTTGATAACATCGCCAGAAAATAACTTTTGAAGACTTACTAAATACATCCTACTAGCATTGTGGTCTCCCCCTGCGACAGTTTTAAAACTATCTAATTCATTAACAATTAATCTTAACATATTGGTATCAAAAACTATGGTGCAAAATTCTTTATCTCCTACACATAAATTATGAAACCAATAGTCTGATTCCGTTGCTCGTATACCTGAAGGCTTACCCCAACATTCATATTCTATACAGATGTTTCCTGTTTCCATCCATCTGCCACGTTCAGATTTAACTTCTATCTTTTTGTTTTCTAGCATGTCCCTGATTTTATCTTCTCGTATCTCTCCGTATTGTAAATCCAGGTCGAATTTTTTTTGATTTTTCTTAGTGGGTTTCACTCCAGTTTCCTCCTACTTTATACTCTCCGTCCAGGGGACATCGCATATTGTAATAATCAGCAGTTTCTCTTATGGCTATTACACCTCTATCACCTACAAAGTCTGCTGTTTTCTCTGGGGTTTCTATCTGCCATTCATCATGGACATTAGCTACAATTTTATAATTTATTCCGTTTAGTTTTAATATACTTACTAAATTAATTAAGGCTCTCTTCATAACAACAGCCCCTCCACATTGTAATAATGTATTTAGAGCAGCATGTTTGTGTCTTAATTTAATTTTCCTACCGTCTAATCCTTTTAAAAATCCTTTCCTTGTTGCTGCCTCAACTCTGTTTTTAAGATTGTTAAATGATGGAAGACTACTGAGAAAAGACTCTCGCATTCTTTTGCCTTCTTCTCTAGTTCCTCCAATGATTTTTCCAATCTTTTCATCTCCTGCTCCGTATATGAGGGCATAGATGAAAGTTTTTGCCTGGTCTCTTGATTTAAGTCCAGCAAGTTTTTGGTTAGTCGTGTGAATATCTCCGTGTAATATTTCATTTATATACTCCTTATCTGACATATAGTGTGCTAATAATCTTAATTCTAATTGACTTGCATCTATACCTACAAGTCTATTACCTTCTTCAACAGTCCAACAACTTCTACATTCCTTTCCGTATTTATTATATACACTTGGAACTTGAGCCATGTTAGGATTATTGTGAGTCATCCTACCAGTTATTGCACCATTAGATATAACTCCACCGTGAACCCTGCCGTCATCTTCAACGGCATCTATCCAGGATTGTATTTGAGCTATACGTTTTTGTAATAATAAATACTCAGCTATTAAGTTGGCTTCGTGGATATGGTCAATCTTTTTTAGTGTGCCTTCATCTACTATGGGCTGGCCTGTGGGTGTAAATCTTTCTGGCTTCCATCCAAAGTCTATAAGGTATTCTCCTATTTGTTTTCTACTTCCTAAATTAAATTCAACTAGCTCTTTTCTTATAAAAGAATAACCTTTTGGCATGGGTACATTTTTAAACTTTTCTAATAAAGAATTGTACTCATGCTCATTCAGTCCTTGCTTAGATAACGTTCCGTCTTTTTTTAAACGTGGTTCAACTGTTTTAATATCCACCCATTTAGGTTTAAAAGTTTCATGCACTTCTTCTTCAACTTCTTTCTTTCTTTCTGCAAGTGTGCTGAGTAAAGCCATAGCCATATACATATCAACCTTGAAACCGTCCTTACGTTGCTGTGCTACTATTTTAAAAACACCATGCTCTAAGTCTAAAGACTCTTGAGAGAAGCCTTTAACATGTTGTTGTAAGTGTTGATATAATTTTTTGTTTAATTGAACATCTTGAATACAATACTCTAGCATCTCTGAACTGTATTCAGTAAAGTCTTCAGGGGGTTCTCCTTTGTATTGTCCTAAAGTAAAGCCCCAGTTTTTTAAACTGTGTCCTTTTTCTTTGTTAGGATTTATTAGCCTGGAAACAACTAAAGTATCTACTATCTTTTTATTATATAAATCTACATTATATAAATCTTTGATAACTGGTATGTCAAAGCCTAAAATATTATGTCCTATCAAAGTGTCTGCCGACTCTAATAGTTTCAATCCGTCTTCAATTTGGTCTGGTGGAAAACTATAAACCTTATTGTCTTCGTCTATTGCGACTATACACCATATCTTTTTTGCTTTCAGGTCG